GGTGATAGGGGTTTCCTCAAAGGTCATAGAGATATGCACCGCATAATCTGTAGTCAATCCACCCATCATCTCTGTCATCGTTGGTGTACAGATAACAGGGAAAGGTATCATGTGTTTGGTTGCATTCTCTGGTGGGTCAGCAAATGCTGACGTTACCATAGCAAGTCCAATCAATAAGTATACTATATTTTTCATCGTCTGTCAAATGGGTCTGTTATCTCTTGTCTGTCTAAGGCTTCCAATACCTCAAGGATACTACCAGCCCGTGCGTTTTGGCTGTTGTTGTAAGCCCACTTCATCTTGCCCTTTAGTTCAGCTCGATCCTTCTTGAGATTCCTGTTCTCAATATACCTATGCTTATGCAGATCCACATCCCACACAGCACCACCACTAAAGAATCTAATCCACCTCGCTATCTCAGGTGCATCCATAGCTGTCTCACGCATAGCACCCAAGCCACCGTAAGCAGCAGTAGATTCAATCATGCCTGTTTCTGGGTCTTTCAGTCTCTCTCCAAATACACCGGCAGGGTTCAGCCTGTTCAGTTCTGTTAGAGGAACAATAATCTGGGCAAGATGCCACAGCCTGGGCGGTAAGCTAACTCCAAAGTAATCCTTAGTCTCACCGTCAAAGGCTTTGATAGGTTTCTTTCTAAAGGAGTCATAGTTAGCCAAGGACTCAAGCGGTGTCTTTAACCAGGGTGTAGTCATCTCAGCAAGCAGTGGACCTGGCTTGAGCAGTCTCTGTAGGTCTGACATCGGCACGATGTTCAGCATAGTGAATGCCTTGACCACACCTTCGCTTTCCTTTCCTAAGAATACAGGTACTCGATCACCCCAGAACTTACCGTAGTCAGAGTAATCAAGGTCGCCAGTCTCATGCTCAAACTGTTCCTTAGCTAAGTGTAGCTTCTCTGCTCTCTGTGGGTTGAGGACAAGGCTCTTTAACTGGGCTGGTATATTCTTGCGTGTCCAAGTGTAAAAGGGCATGAACCTTTTAAGGACATCACGCTCAAACCTAGACACATCAGAGTAATCAAACAGGCCAGCCTTCACTTCTTGTGATGCTATGTCAAAGATCATATCATCTTTAGTCATAGCTTCTCTACGCTGGCGTAGCGTACCAATATCATCATACTCTGTGGTTGTCTTAAAATACTTATCAGTATTCTGAATAGGTATCTTATCACCGTCGGGTGTTGTCCACTTATACTCGCCAGGCTTCTTGCGTATGTTTCTCAGGGTGTTCAGGAAGACAGCGAATCTAGCGTTACCTTCTATAGTACCGCCCAATGCAAAGCCTGCCCTTACTGCTGGGTTCTCTGGTCCTATGGTACGCTCCAGTTTACTACCTACCCCAGCCTGGGCTTCCATTGCACGCTTCACATCCCTGATGTTATCAGCGGTGTAGTGCCCTGCATTCACGCCTCGATCCAAAGCTGCTTCATATATCTTAGCCATGGAAAAGCCAGTGTCCTCATAGTTCCCAGCGTTCCACAAACCAGCTTGTAGTTTCTTGGGTACCTGTTCAAACTGTAGCCTTAAACCTTTTATATTGTTTAGTACTTCTGCTTGCTTTGCTGGGTCACCCCTAAACCTGCTGTAGTATTGCAGCTTGGCAGCAGCTGTAAATATTCTGACTGCTTGGGGTAGGTCCTCACCTAGCCCAGTAATGGTGTAGGCATTTAGAACATTACCTAAAGCGTTGCGAGTATGGTAAGCAGGGCGTACACCTAGTGTCCATGCCTTCCATGCGTTCTGCGTTCGATCATAGAACTCTAGGAAACCTTTGATCTGACTCTCACCCCTAGTGTCACCAGACATAAGGGAGAGGTGATCCTCTACCTGCCTAGTAACTTGCTTAGGTGCAACGAACATTGCTCTGTTCTCTAGCTCCATCCTGGCTATAGCATCATCAGCTATCTTTGCTGAATCTCTATAGGCTTCAGGTAATGCTTTCATCTCATCATCTGTTAGCCTGTACTTGCTAAAGCGACCCAAGCCTCTAAGCCTCAACTGTTCCGTGTATACTTTTACCCACTCCTTATCAAGAAGTTCATCAGAAATGATTTGGTTTGGTATACCCTTTACTTCAGAATAGTTTGTGCGTACGTCAGCATTGTCAGCTTGACGCCACAGGTACTGTTCACCACGACCTAGACCTTCATACTCTGGATTAAGAAATCTCTCAATGTATTCCCCGTCCTTTCCATCTGGGTCACGCTTTATCCATTTGCCAATACCCATCTCTGTCTTTACTGGGGCGATGCGTAAAGCCTCGCTCAACTGTGCCCCGACACTGGGGAATCTCATGCCTCGTTTAACAAGGGTATCCCTAGCTGTATCCATAATTGTGTTAGACAGCATAGGTCCAGTTGCACGGCTGGCATCTGTTATCTCATCTATAAACCACCTACGCTGGAGTGCTTTGTTCTGCCTTGACCATCTCTCCCCTAACGCAAGCGTTGGCTTCTGCTGAAAGAACTGGAACTCATAGGGGATGTCCATAGGGTTCGGCTTCTTAGAACCAGCAGCCTCAGCCATAGCCTCAGACATAACCTTATTAACTTTAGAGACAGGCTCTCCCGGCATGAACTCTCTCGGTCCTCTGTACCCTGCACGGTAGACAAGGTTGCCTAGCTCATCTACTTCCATATCAGCCAGGAAGGGAACCTTCTGCGACTCAAGTAGCTTCCTACCCTTGTCAGTTATGACGCGCGGAAAGTAACCAAGTGATTTCAATTCTTCTATTGGTTGACCAAAGGCAGCTGACTCATCGAGCCACTTCCTCTCCCTTGACTCCCAGTCACGTAGGAGTTTCATTCCGTCATCGCCAAGAACCCCCTTGGTTTCTTCTGGGACATCCAGGAGAACCTTAGAGAATTGCTCTAACTCCTCATTCCATATGGCTGGTCTTTCTAAGGTGTCAGCGAATAGCCTTTCAACCTGAGCGAGCGGCATACCTAGTTTTTCTGAGGTGCCTTTAAAATATTCCTCTAGCTTGGGCAGGTGTTCAGCAATCTCTTTATCTCTTTCCCTAAGTATCTTGTTAGCAGCTTGACCAACGCCATAAACTTTACGCCCATCACCAAATGGTGCATTCACGGCTCTGGCAAGATCAGCTAAACCGCGCTGACTTTCACCAAACTTCATGTCCATGACTCCATCCTTTGCTTTGTTCAGGACATCCACCACACCTTTGGGTGTGTGTGCTTTTATCGCCTTACCTGTAGCACCAACAATAGCTGGAGCATACCACGTTACGGGATCAGTTGCGACATCGCCAGCAAAGCCAAGGATACCCTTTACCAATGGGTCCATGTCATCGGGTAGGAAGTCCTGAGTTCGCACCTCATCCTCCCCCATCCAACCACGCTTCATGCCGGTAAGCAATCCTTCCTCTGGTGTCAGGTCTACACCACCTAGTCTGCGGAATATGTTTCCGCCTAGCTCACTTTCTTTTAGACCCACCTTTATGGCTTGGGCAGGACGCTCAATTAAACCAATGTAATCAAGAACGCCTTTCTCTTCGCTACCTCTGGGTGGTTTCCTTGTCTCATACTTATCTACAAGGAAATCCTTTAGGAGTCTTTGCTGCTCCTCTGGTTTGCGATCAAGGAATGTATCCCCAACGTCAGCCTCAAAAGTTTGTCCAGCAAATTTGAATTCAATTCCTGGCATTACTTTACTTTAATATCATATACGTCGCCTGTTGGTGAAGGTGCACCTGTCGTGCCTGCGCCACTAAGAATAGAAGCAGCTAACTGGTAGTAGTCACTATCAGTCTTGGGCTTGAACTGCGTGTACTGCTCAGGCATCTCAATCACCTTTGTCTTCAGGAACATGGCAAGCTGTTGGATAGCACCCTGTGGGTTTGAGGAGTACGCTTCCTGTAGCTGCATCATCATGACAGCATCCTTACTATACATATCAGTAAGTTTAGGTTGTGATCTTGCGTAGTCTGCTGCTGCCTCAGCTTCTGTCTTCTCTATCTCTAAGGTATAGCCACTCACTTCTGCTGCCTTCTTCGGGCCGAGGTGAGGAACAAGACGATCATAGATAGTCTTAGCTCTCTTGGGCATCTTCCCATCTTTGAACACAGATTCTACAATCTTAGCATCTTCAACTGAGTTCCTTGATAGAGCATCCATCTTCAATAGCTGGATTGCATCCTTCATGTAGGTATTTTCTTTTCCTGGGTTCTGGAACTGGAGCAACATAGAGTGCTTCATTATCAGACTCATGTTGTTCAGGAATTTATCCCTGTTCTTTTGCAGTCTCTCAGAGTGAAGAGGTAGACCAGACGTCGGCCCAGCTGCAGCACTAACACCGCCACCACCCGGTGGGTAAGGCATGCCTACGCCCGGACCACCAGCTTCTTCAGGCATCTCTTGACCTGGCTCAGGCCATAGTGCCATAGCACCCAGACCAGCGCCAACATTCATGCCAGCTTGTCTCAGTTTAGATTGCTGCCCATACCAATCAGCAGCACGGTTGACTGCACCGGGTTGACGGGAACCTGCCTCAAATCTATTGGTTGTAGGGTTGCGCGGTATAGTGCCTGGTTGCTGCCATACTGCTCTACCTGCTTGTCTCCTGCCCAAAGGAGTACCCATACCTTTGCCAAGGTTCCACATTGTTTGTGCGCCACGCCCTATAGCGGGTGCAGCCTTTGCTAACCATGGTGCTGCAGCCAGTGCGCCTAGCCCTAACATTCCTAGCATATTAGTATCTCCTAGCCTGTCTCTCTAGCCACTTACGTTTAGCGACATCTTGCCAAGCACTTGGATTGAGTATATTCATTAGTGATGTTGGATTTATTCGATCCTGCCAATTGGGTGGATGCTGACTGTTACCCCACTGAGCAGATCCAGTTGGCACCTTCTCTTCTATGGTTTCTATTATCTCATTTGATTTATTGGGATCAGCAAATATTTTCTTTACGGTTTTCTTGCTGGCTGGTGGTAAATCAGGACCAGATCGGATGTTTTGTGGATCGCCTAGCTGAAGGAATCTGCCAGCACCCATGCCTGTGTCCCGATCCTCAGTGAGAGCAGCACCTGTCCAATCAGGTTGAAGACTCATAGCTGTACCCTGCCCTATATTGGGATACTGAAGGTTAGCTGCACTAACCACATCTGGTCTACTAGGACCATGACGATTACGCATGATCGCTGCAAACTGTTCTTCATAAGAAGGACGGTCTGTCACATGCGTAGATTCCCTAGTATCACCTTGCTGAGGAAGCTGCTCCCAACCACGCTGGTTGAACCACTTGGTGTGCATAGGCTCACCAGCCCTGTTCGTTCTCATATCAAGCTGACGTGCTGACTCTGTTGCCCCTTGTGGGTTCATCTTGCCTGACCATGTTCGTGGCATACGCTGCCATTTCTCATTGTCAAACCAATCACTCATCGACATCCCTTTAAATGCACCGGCAGGGTGTCCTGTAATAGCTTCTAATCCTGTCCAAAAAGACATAATATTCTCCTACATTTTAGGCATTGTTGGAAATGTCCTTTCACTTCCAACTGATGCACCGTAACCTGGCCTAACATCAGGTGCAGCACTCTGATAGGCTACATTCTGAAGGAAGTTCATAAGCAATAGATACTTCACCATATCGTCATCGTCATCCTTCTTTGCAATAGCAGACTTGTCAACAGTGGTAGGCATCCTGCGTTTTGCTTGGCTAAGTTCCTGTTTTTCAGCGAGAGCCTTCAGTCTCTCCTGCTCTAACCTAGTTTCTCTCTCCGACATACTCTCTCCAACATTGCTAACAAACTTATCAATGTCTTTGTTAATTCTCTCATCTCTAGCCTCTCCACTTAGAACCTGTTTCTTGTACCACTCCATAGGTCTTTGAATCAGTGCAGGCCAATTGGAATAGTTAGTACCAAAAAACCCCATATTAGCGTCAGGATTATCCCTTATCTCAGACTGTCTATTAAGCTGATCCTCAAAGAAGAGTGATGGCTTCTTCTTCCTCCACGGTGGTATACCCTCATGCTGTCCACTGTAATGGTATTGCCCGCCCGGCTGAAAATCTAACATGCTTGCCATAATCTATCCCCTACTTAAATAAGTTACCGCCAAGACCAAAGCCTAAACCACCCGCTAACGCAGATAGTATAGGACTAGGACCGGCTGGACCTGTCGTTGATGTCGATCCACCGAACTCACCGGAGATACCAGCCAGATAATTCTGCAATCCGATCTGTCCTCGCTGTATATCATAGGCATACCGTTGCTTATCAGCATCTAGGTCAGCCTGATCTTGTGCTTGTCTCTGCTCTCCAACTCCACCCATTGCTCCAGCTAGAGTTATTGGCGCGGTAAGAGTGGTTGGGTACTGGCCTAACGCTCCTTCCCCTACACCTGCTCCCTGCATACCATAGCCCATTGCAGCCTGTTGTCCAGTCATACCCATCTGAGCAGCTTCCATACGCCTGGCCTGTGCCTGTTGGTACGCGCTGAACTCTGCTTTAGCTAGGTTGTCTGATATCCTCTGTTGAGCAGCAGCAGTAGCATTAGCCTGTAAGATGTCGCCCCTGGTGCCACCCCCTGCCTGATTCTGGGTAATCGCTGTCCTTATTCCGGGCAGAACCTCACCTGTTAGCTGACCCATAGCTTCTTGTCTATATGCGTCAGCTAGTGGTCCAAATACGTCAGTGTTTACTTCACCAGACAATAGGTCACCGTACTGTGCATTGCTGAACGGAGTCATTCCTGCGTACTGATCCTGAGTTAAAGCATTGGCAGCACCTGTACCGTAGTCCATAGCACTACCGCTGTAATCAAGCATACCACCTAATCTATCACGGGCAGTACCCATAATCGCATCAGTATAAGGATCTTGGGCGTAGTTTACAATAGCATCCTGGGCACTAATAGATGCTGGATCAAAGCCAGCCACTGTGTCGCCAGGATAATACTCAGGATTTAATGAGCCACCTTTGTATAATTGTTCAGTGTAGTCAAAGCCCTTAGTCAGATAATCTTTCTGAGCATCCCAAGGTTCCGTTTTAGTGTATGTTGTTTTTGATCCGCCTGACATTATATTCTCCTACAGAGTTCTACCTTCGTTGTGACCTGATTCATTCCAATGCGCTCTACCAAACGCATCCCTAGATGTTGCACCACGCGCCTTCCAGTAACTAGCATGTGGCTCTCTGCCAGCCTGTATATCAGACCATGCTGATGCTAAATCACCGTAACTATCTACATAGTTCTCATAGGCGCTTCCGGTGCTGGGTGTTGTAGTTGTCGGAGTAGTAGTTGTTGGCGTTGTAGTTGTGGGAGTGGTAGTTGTGGGAGTAGTAGTTGTAGGGGTAGTGGTTGTTGGGGTAATGGTAGCATCCCCCTCAGTATTATTAGGCACTAATCTGAACCCAACCAATATTCTATCTGCTCTATTACCATCTCTTGTAACCTGACCACCAGTTGGCATATATGGAAAGTAAGGATACTGGCTTTGATCCCACACATTAAATGCTAGTTCTTCATACGCATTATTATCCTGATTCCACTGCCATGGAACATAGGCATACTTATACCCATCCACATCAGGCATTGATAATGGATTTGTTGTAGAAGTAGAGGTAGCAACAGAATCTGCTGTACGACTAAAGTCTGGTAGAGCCGATGGTCCAATATAATGAGGGATAGATTTAGGAGAATACCCCAATAATCCACTCGAACCAGAACCGAACAAAGGCTGTCCAGATTGTAATAATCCAGGATTGTCTTGCCAAGTAGCCATTATTGCATCCTCTGCTTCAAGTCTTTTGTAATGATGTCATAGGAATGTTTCCAATCTTTTAGTTTTCTTGTCATACCTTTTCTCGTCCAGGCTTCAAGCGAAGAACAACCATTCTTTACTGCATAGCCTTCGATCATTGGGAGGAAGTCATACCACATATTCATGTCCTTACCAGCGAGTGTAATAACTCGCACTATTCTTTTTCTTGGATACTCTATTATCTCAGTAACCATAGAAGCAAGGATCTCCTGGCCTTTTAAAGCAACCCATAAACGGAGATCACCTTCATCAAGATGTTTCTTTATATCCTCTGGAACCAACTCACCCTCAGCATGGAGTAGTGCCTTCTCTATGAGGGGAGTAACCTCATCCCAAACCAACCCGATGTCCTCAGAGTTGACAAGAGCAACCCTACAGTTGCGGGATTGAGTCTTCCAAGACTCTAATTCTGTTATAGCTTTACCCATAGCGTACCATTATAAAAGTAGATCCCTTCTCCACCGCTTACTGGATTCCAATCAGTACCATCTGCATACCTTACATCACCTACCCTTGGCTTCGATGGTTCAATATGAGTTCGCTCTAACCTAAAGATAGATTGGTTTGTAATAATGTCACCTAGTCTTTTTAGCTCTGAGATAACATAACCACCCAGGCTTTCCACCTCTTCAGGAAGTGGGCCTGGCTCATACCGAACAACACTCTTTTCTACCCTATCAGCATAAGTAGCCATTAGGTTGACATCCTAGACCCACGCTTACCCGCATTACTAACCTCTATTGCATACCCGTCCAACTCCCAAGCCATGTCTGTGGTTGACTCAAAGCGTACTGCGTATAGCTTGCCAGTACCTCTGACAGATACCTTGGATTGAGTGTCTGGGTTAAAACTTACAGGAGAGTTCCATGAGATACCACCCTCAGTAGACATCTGTGTGCCAAGATATATTAAGATACTATCGCTACCAGCAATAGACATCTTAGGCCAGATAGAACTGATACGCTTCACTGTGGTATGATCTGGTTGGCCTTGTTCGTTTAGGGTTATACCTGTCCTCTCAATAAAGGAGGTCATGTTTGTGGTATCTTCCTTGTTGCCTGAGCGATCCCTATATAGTTTAGTATTCGCTGGATCTGCAAACAGTAGAACCTTATCCTTCTCATCGTAACTCATTACCCAAGGACCAACAGCGGTAGTCCAGGTGGCTGTGGCTGCTGACCAGATAGAGAATGATTCTGGGTTTGACACGTTGCCAAAGCCCATGTGAGCAACACCGGGTAAATTCCTAATTACAAATGTGTTAGATATATAGTTCCAAACAACGGCTTTATCTGGACTTGGGGTTGTTGAGTCGCCTGATGTGAAACAAAACAATATCTCAGTCCTGCCATAATCAGTGGCAACAAAACACTTCTCTACGTTTTCAGCATCGATACTAGAGAACACATACTCCTTTAACTTCTGTGGGAGTATAGGCTTTAAACGTTGACCATCATTAATATAGAAGTTGCCTTTGCCAAAGATAGCGTGACCACCATCGAACTCAGCTACGCAGTTCTTTGCTATAGCCCCAATTGTAGGGGATAGCTGCCTGAAGGAGAAGATAAAGGGAGTGCCAACAAAGCTCATAGAGTAAGTGGCGTCTTCCTTATAGATCATAAACGTATCCCTAAGCTGAAGACCGTCTTGGATATCGCCTTTTGTGTCTGCTAATTCAAATTCACCAGCATCGACTGTGCTGGTCGTTTCATTCCATGAGGATGGAACACCCTGTATGCCAGCTTCTGTACTCCACTTGACAACTCTAGGATAAGATACACCACCCCTTTTTATATTCAAAGCAATAAGGAAAGATCGAAACGCTCTGATTGATTTAGTGTATACGGTGACGAATGCTGGAGCATTATCTAAATGAGTAGCTGCTGTAGTTCCATTTTCTCCCCTACCAATACCAGTAAACTTTGTGGCAGTCTTACCTGTGTAGGATATGTCCTCACTGTCAACAGTAAACGTGCCAGAGGTTGGGAAGTCAACCGTAGAGTCTACAACTACCTCATCAGGACTGGGAACGCCTGTACCTGTTATAGCTCCATCCAGTAAGGTAAGGCTAGGCCAGTTGGTTAAGTCCTGCATCTTTGTGGATGACAAGGGAGTGCCATTTGTAAGCGCCCAATACTGGGGCTTATCAAAGTTATTGGTCATAACTAGGACACCACCTATGATTGTAGATGTCCAGTTCTCTGCCGCTGTGGTAGAGTACGCCCCAGAAGTGCGAGTAATGTCGTACCACTTTGTGGATCTGGTTACAGCAGCGTCATCAAGATGCTCATCAGGGCTTGTACTGTCTGCGCCTCTACTACATGTTGTAAAAGTAGTATCGGTCTTTCCTGTGTACGATATGTTCTCAGTGCCTATAGTAATGGTACCAACTGATTCAAACTCAGCTGTGCTATCTACGGTGATTGTTGTAACGCTATTGTTTATTCCACCGTTAAGGAGAGTAACCGATCCAGTATTATCATATGCGTAAATAGCACTAAGCCCACCAACGATCCAGAACTCAGGAATACCAAGCGTTAGTTGATTAATGTGGTAGGGTGCGACTGGGCAGGTTTTCATAACTTCTGAATAACCTGGCGTCTTCTTTATAGAACCTTCCTCTGTCTTGACGTTATTACCGTCACTCCAGACGTTGGGTGGAAGTTGCCAAGGAGCAGTCTCTTTAACTATACCAACCTCACCTACATTGTCAATAGGGATAAGAGCCATTAGGGTTTAGGATACTTGGTCTTAACAGCCTGTCTATCAGCCTCCAAGCTAATTACAGCAGAGGCTCTTTCCTCTACTACGTTTTCCCATAGGGCTACGATTAGGTCATTTATTGATGGGTACTCTGCTTGGCGATTACGGGCATATTCTTGGGCATCATGCTCTACTTGAAGCCTTGCGACCTCTGTATCTATCTCTGCTTTAGTTGGTTCTGTCTGTTCAGAATCAAGCCATTCAATTAAATCTCCTCTTAACACCCATTCCGCTTTTGGACGCAATGAAGTTAATGCTTTTTCAATGTTCATCCTTCAATCTCCAAAAGAGTTAATGTTGATGTAGACCCTTCGTTTTGAAATACGAGCCTGTGGTAAGTGGCATTAGAAACTTTCCCATCAATACGGTATTCCACCGCTGACGTTGTTGATGGACTATCTAAGGTGCAAAAGTTTTGTACCCACGTCCAGCCTTGGGACGTTCCTGACTCAGTATCGGCATTGTGGGTAGTTTGTTCAATAATTTGCGTTGTGTCTGTAACCCGATAAAGTCTTACCTGAACCCATCTGCCACTGGCTGCACTAGCGGCATAGACTCTGCACATCCCTGAAGTAAAAATTAAGATTTTGTTGTCTGTTGATGCAGGAGTAATCGAACATGAAAGACCGCTAGTTACATAAGAAGTTGTAGACATTACCGTATTCGTAGCATAAGTCGCTGTTACTGCTTGTAATACTTTGCCACCACCCGGTACAACCCAAGAATTATCTCCTCTTAGGAATGTAGTAGCATCCGCTGTGCCAGTTGCAGACAGCATTGCGATGTCTACGGCATCAACTGCAATGGTAAGGGCTGTAGCCCCTGTAACATCGCCAGTATGAGTAGCATTTGTTACTTTGGCAGTGTTAGCAGCAATCTCAGTATTGATCGAGTTAGCTAGTTTAGCAGCAGTTACGGCATCATCCTGAATCGTAGCAGTGCTTACAGTATCAGAAGAAGGTGCGCCAATATCTACAACGTCACCCATGAACATGACTGTTACATTGTCTGTTCCTGCTGGGGTTGTTCCTGTAGTCGTTAGGGTTACGCCACTAACAGTATACGCATCCGTTGGGGTTTGCCTGACGC